TAGGTTATACAAAGTAACGAGGTTAGTGCCACCTGATGTTAAGGTAGTGAAGGTCGCTGCCTCGTTTACCACTAAAAAGTCGTAGTTTTTCTCGGTAACGGAAGATGAAATGTATTCCATCGTTCCAACGCTGCCCATTATTTCTTGCAAGATAGTTGCCATGTCTTTTTTCTTTTAAATGTAGTTAGTCGGGAATAATGCAAATGTCACGAGAAAAAGGCATCTCGAAATTGAAAGTCGCTCTCCAGCCTGCAACCTTGTCATCCCTTGCCTCTAAGAAACGATTTAAAGAAACGCTTGAATTTAGAGTATAATTAAACTCGGGATCGTCTTGGAAAAAAGAGATATAGTCGGTAGCTATTTCTAACATATCCGAAATGACTTCATCCTCGTTGTCCTTCCAATACTTTAACGGGTCTGCATCTTTGTTTCGAATATCCTCAACCCTATCCATAAAGTAAACGCCCACGCTCATTGTACGGCTTGTATTAGAGGTGCTTGCGCTTTCCAAGTCAACGTACACCAAAGGGTAAGCAATGCGGTCTAAAGTAGGCTGCTTTAAGTTAGTAGTGTTATCCGTGCCAATAGACAAGGGGTCACCACAACCAAAGCTATTTACCTGCTCGTGTGCTTGGCTTAGTTTTAGTAACTGCGTCTTTAGCTGATTCCAACTTGGCATAATAGATCTTTAGTTTTTCGATGTTCTTTTTATGAAACTTCATAGACAATCATTACAAAAAGGGTTGTCACCTTGGTATCTCTCTTGAAATGAACGAGGGATTCGGTAAGGATTTGACAAGTTCAAGCCAGTATTGTAGTTATCTCTGCGAGGTCTAATCGTGTCCACCTTAACTGAAGGGTTGTTAAATAAAGGATAATCGGTGCGGTACTCAATTAAGTATCGTGTGATTCTTTCGCTGTACCACTCGGCATCGTTCTTGGCTTTGTTAATCAACCTTTCGATTTCCTCCATTGACATCGCATCCGATTCCTCCGACCTTCTGCGAACCATTCCTTTGTTCATGTATTTAAACGCAAGAACGTGGGGCAGTTCAAAGTAAATCCACTCCCTGATGGCTGGCTGGAGGTAGTCGTATAGCAAAGTTTGATTTAAAGCACTAATGCTTCCGCTTACGATTTGATTAGCTATCTCTTTGTATAAGTCCGAACCGATAATAGACTGAATGCGCATTTCTTGCACCTTTACAATTGTCGGTCGTAGCTGGGTGTAAGATACGTTCTCGTTGATTATTGAGTTGGCAATTAAGTCTTGCTCCGTTATGAATAGTGCCTTTGTCATACTAATTCTATTTTGTTGCCCTTACGAACAACGATTTGTTGCTGCCAAATGTGTCTGCAAGAAGGTCTTGAAACATCCGTACCGGGAAGGGTGTACCAACCGCCTCTGCGCTCCCATACACTAAAGCCCATGATGGCTGTCATTTGGTCAATGTCTTGGCGTGTGTAAAGTTTATTTAACTTTATAAGCGTTCTGCAAAAGTCACGGGTCGTGTCAATCACTTTCGCACCACTTGCATCAGGGCGAAGGTCGTACCGGTAACGTATCTCAAACGCTTCCTCTGCATCCGTGTCGGGGGTGTCGGCTATTCTCGCAACTCTATCCTGGATAGTAACACGCCCTTTAGAAATAAGGTATTCGATTCGCTCGCTTACCTTTTCCAACGGCACATCTAATCTTCGAGAGATTTGGTCTGCATCGACCTTTTTAGTCCTTTTGATTTCGGCTAATATCTTCTTGTCGAGTTCTTTATTCTCAGGCTCTACTTCCATGAACTCGGCTAACAAAGAGTTGTCGGCTTCGAATCTTACCGGCTTTGACCTTAGAACTTGATAGTTGTCGGCACTTACGCCAAACTCCATAGCCACGCTTTCAAACGCTTCCATTTCGTCAAGTTCGCCTAATTCTCTTAGCTTGTTTCTTGACCAGCCTAAAGCTGCTTTTCCGCCCCATAGGAGATACGAAATATAACCGCAGTCACTTTGGCTGTCTGCGTTGTCGTAATACGTTTCAGCACGGCTCAAATAGCTGTGCATCCTTTTAATTGTTTCTAAGGATACACCCTCTCCGTTGGCTAACTGCTGCGCCCTTACTTTACCAGTTTGGGTAGCACATTTGTTATTGTTCTTTTCGTTTAGTTCGATTCCCCTTTTGGCGTTGTTTTTTACACCCTCTCCGTAGTCGGCAAAGGTTTCAAACTCTTGATTAAACTCCATAGGCTCGCCTAAAAACAAATCAACCTGCTCAGCTGGTAAACCAAAGCCTTGCAGCATTATAGTCGCTTGCTCCTTAGTCAAATCTCCTTTAGAGTACTTGCGTACTACTCTAAGCATTTTGTCTTGCTGTGAGGCAGATAAACCAGCGAGAACGCTATTGCCCATCTCTTGTGGTGCTACTGCTTCATTCGGCTTTAATAGTTCAGGCTCATATCCTGCTTTTTCTCTAAGTTCGTCACGGCTTAATATCTGCAACAAAGCTGCTTCGGTCAACTGCTCGCTAATCGGTTCGGTTGGCTGTAATTTCAAACCAGTTACTCCGTTGAAAGAAGCAAGGTAATTTACTGACCGCTCGATTCTTTGTACACGATCTTCGATGTAAGTAGCTTTGAAGATTTCGTATGACTCAACCATTTCGGCTCTGCCTCCTAATTGCCCTTCGGTTTTCACACCAAATAACATCGGTGAGGTAACTCGGTGAGCAACAAAAATCTCTTGCTGTACTGTCTTATTTAAAATGTCAAACTGCTTGTCTAAGTCACTTGGAGTTAAAGGCGTCAGTTCGGGTTTGGTTTCGGGACTATCCGAAAAGTTCACTAAGAAACGACCAGCATTATCCGTGCCTCCAAACTTCATTTTCATCTGCCGTTCGATGGCATCCGATTCTTCGGGGGTAGGGATTCCGTTGGGAAAGTTAATAAGGTAAGAACCCCAAAAGTTATTCTTGATGTTGTTAACGTGGAAATTTGCAATCTCCACATCTAATTCTATATAAGCCGTACCGCCAAGATATTCAGGCAATGGGTAAACCTTAACGCCTGCGCTGTATGCTCTATAATAAAATAGCTGCTTGCCGATTCTATTGTCAGGGTCAAACGCTGGGATTTGATTGACTTGATTTAATTGGGGGAATTGCCTAACCTCATATTCATCGTACCAATCGTAAACATAAAACATCTTTTCATCCTTGTCCGCACGAACTCTGTGAAAGTCAACGTGACAAATCTCTGCAATCCCCCCACCTCTACTCCAAGTAACTTCTAAAGCAAAGCCGTTATAGATTTCCATATCTAAGGTCAGCTTTTGCGTTAGGTCGTTCATCGAATCGTAAGCATTCGGGAACGTAGGCGAATCCAAAAAGGCTTTGGCAGCAGGTGTTTCGTTCTCCGATGTCCATCCTTTACCTACGATGTAACCAACTTTGCCATTCACGATGGCGTTGTGCTTTGCGCTCCTTCGGTAAAGGTTTAAGAGATAATTAGGGTAGTCGTTTTCAACTCCATAAGATACCCATTGCTGGCTTTTGTTTTCGATAAACAAAGGCACTTTATGCTGGTAGCCTTGCCAAGAAAAGGCAAAAGGTTTTTTAGAACTCATTGATGATTACGTTTAAATTGTCTAAGGTAAGCGTGACAGCGTGGCTTGAGCATTTCACATACATCCGAATAGTATCGCCCGAAGATAAAGGCACTACGCATTGCGAAGGAATGGAGGTTTCGCCAGCCGAAGGAATAACCGATACAAACTCCGAACAAGGCCACAACTCTGCATTTTTGAATATAGCAACGTGAATCTTTCTGCTTGACTGCCCGATTACAGCAACAATGGCACTCACTCTAAAATGCTTTGCTGTACCGGTATAAGTCACAAGACCCGAAGCGTTCACGCTTAATCCATTTCTATTGAATCCAGTTGTAATAGTAGCGTTTATTGGCGACCATACGTTCTCTGCTAAAGTGGTAGTGCCTGAAGATGCAAAGTCAAAAAAGTTAAGCGCACTCGGTGAATCCTCGATTTGTATCGCACAATTTTGCATCCACGTTCCAACTCTCGTTGCGGTGTTTGCACCTTGTGTCGTTTCGTTTTTGATGACAAGCGCATCGGTTAAAAGTTGTCCCATTAGTTAAAGGTATAGTCAAAGGTGTTATCAAACGTGCCGGTCGATGGCTCTGCGTAAGTGATTGTATTGGTTGCGCTCACAAAGGCTTGCTCACCCATTTGTATATAAGCAAGACCAGTTTCTACTAAAGCAATATCGCCCTCGTATGCTGTGTAGGTATATTGTCCTTTAGATAAATCACCAACCGAAATACTAAACTTGTCGTATCTACTTAAGCCTTCGGATTGGTTAGACGAGCGTAAAATGCTAAAAGATGTAGTTTCGGCTGTTGCCATTGACCTCAACTCAAACTCAAAAGTAGAGGGAATAAACAAAGCCTCTGCGTATCTATCTATTCCACAAGTCACCTCAGCTGGAAGCGCACCATCTTCGTTGCATCTTAGCTGGTAGGCTGCCCACCCCTCAAAGGGGAATGTGGTCGTGCATCGGTCACTCCAAGTGACTACGATTTCATTCGACTGGTTAGATAGTAGGTAAAGCATCTTAAAGGTAAATGTATCACCGAAGCGAATGATACAAATCCATCCTCTTTGCGCCCCAATAATCGATGTTAAATTCCGTTTCGATTGTTTCTTTTAAATTGGCTGCCAAGGTTAAACGCAAGTCTTTTTCGTGTATCAAGGTTTTCATATACTTGTGCCAATCTTTACTGCGTGCCTCCCGAACTAAAAAGCCATTTAAGCCGTGGTCGATTATAGTGTTATAGGGGTAAACATCGGAAGCAATAATAGCTTTGCCCATTGTGCCAGCTTCGACTAATTTTAACTCACTCTTGCATCTATTAAAGGTTGTATCTCGTAAAGGTGCAAGACATACATCAACAAAGTTATACCCTCCGACATAAGAGTAAATGTCCGCAGCTTCTATTCTGCCGTAATTCTCTTGCTTGCCGTTACTTGTAAAAACTTTTTCATAGGCTTCGTACATTGGGTTTTCGTTCCAGCCTCCTAAATAAAGCCGATACAAGCCGTTTAACGAACGATCGTCTGCAAGGATGCCCATACCCGATTCCATCAAGATAATGTCCTCGTAGTGCTGTGCGCCACCAAACCAGCCAAACCTGACAAACTCACTCGCTTCGGGTTTTAATTTATACTGCTCGTAACCAGAATAGGTGCAGTTTGGAATAACTGAAACATTCGGGTTTAAAATTGACACCTTTTCCTTGAGATAGGCATTCGTGCAGATAACGTGGTCAACTACTCTAATGTGGTCACGGATTATATTTGAAATGTTTTTTTCTCGGTAAAGAGAATACATCGGGTGACCTGATTCCAATACCCAATAATCGTCAAGGTCAAGAATCAAAGTCACATTAAACTGGGTACACTTATTTCGAAGCCATTTAATTTGTTCGGGTGTTTCGCCCCACATCCTACTCACTAAAACGATGTCCATCTGCTCGAAGGATTCATCGGAGATTCTAAATGGGTCAGGTGCTGAATAAAACGTAAGACCTTTGTACGCTGCATCTAAGTGAGCGTGGGGGAGTTCCAATCGGTAGAGTGCTGAACCCGTACTTTGTACGTTGTGGATTAGTGCTATTTTCATTGTCGTTTAATAGTAAATGTATAAAGCATAAAAAAGGCGCACCCCGTAGGATGCGCCCGTGCTTGATTAACGACAACGAAGCACTATACGTTAGTAAGAGCAGGGATGATGCTGGCTAATACGCTAAACATCGGCTGTTCTTCCATACCGGTAAAGGTAACATCGAAGCCATTGCGGTCACCAAAGGCTGTACCACTTTGACCAGTACCAGCAGATAACTCCAAACCATTACGGCTTCCGAGCATCCAGTAGTTTCCGTTTCTATCAGTTACAATTGCAATCAAACGATTTTGACCTAAAAGGCGCAGTTCGTTGCGAAGGGCAGCAGTCATCTTGTTTAAGATAACCTGAAGGTCTTGCTGATAGAAAATCGTGCCGTTCTCCATAGAAGGGGTAACGGTTTCAGTAAATTGTGAGGTTTGCTTGGTTAAATCGTACTTCCAAAACTTGGCGCTTCCACTTGTAGTAATGCCTGAAACGACATTAGCTGCGGTGTAAGTGATACCAGTTACGTTAGCGAATTCAATAAAACGAACCTCTTTGATGCCACCGACTGAATCTCGGCAGCCTAATGAATAA